GTATATATATTTGAAGATACCTTAAGGTCAACAGGATCTCTAAAGGTTATGTTAGTAGGATCATCTAGAAAGAAACTATCAAAGTTTCCAATACGAGATGATATAAGAGTGTCTTCAGATGATAAGAATAACCTATCACGATAATATGAAATAGCTTTAATAGAAGATTGTTTAGCCTTACCATTAGAGTCTTTAAAGAAAGAGGGTCCAGGATTACTTTTTGTTGTTCCAGAAGTTCTATGATCCCAATCTATCTTACGGATTGACCATTGTGGATCATCTTCACCATCATCATTTTGATTAGTAACATCTAGGTATATTTGCATAGGCATTCTATTTTGATCTATAACACCCATTTCGTCGGGTGTTCTTAGTTGTTCTAAATAGGGTGTAGTATCATTATTAATAACACGATACCATCCAGCTGTGCTGCTTAGATAAGCTTCACTTAGGTAATATACTTTACCTCTTCCTTCTGAATCTCCTGTATTTGGATATAATTCACGTATAGTTTCGTTAGTATCCGAATCACCATTCCATGCAGGTAGATCATTAGCATCTGGAGGAAACTTAAGGTCAGACCATTTACTAACAGATTGACCTAAGTATAGAGTTTCTCCGTTAGGATATACATAGTCTTCAACAGGGATATAAGATGTATCATTTCCCGTGTCTTCCCATAGTAAATTTACAACACCGTCGGCATCTACTGGAGGATCATTATTTCCTTCAGCATCCTCACCTGACGAATTAGTAGGACCAGGTAAAGCAGTACTATCTAAACTATCCTTAACTTTATATATACTGCCGTCGTATATAGCTGTTTCACCCCAAATATAATCACTAAAAGAAGTCCATACCTCTGCCTTACCCGCTGGATCTACTTTAATTGAGGATTGGTATTCAATTTTACGACCCTTAATATCTGTAGTTGTAGTTTTTTCGCCATTCATATCGAACATATAGTTATCAGTTCCATCGCTAGTAAAACCAGCCTTAGCTACTGTGTTTAATACTAGGACAGAAGATCCAACAGAACAAGCTCTTAGATTATCTTTAGCCTTACCCATACCAAAAGTTAGATAAGATCTAATATCATTTGAAATATTTGGATCTACCTGTTGTTTAGATAAAGACCCATCATCTTCTAGCTTATATACATAAAGAAGATCATCATTAGCACCTGCCTTGTAGTCAATGCTAATAAGATACTGTTGTTTTCTACCAACAAGAAACCAGTACCACCAAAGATCTTTATTCTCTAATGCAGGAATACCAAGATCTGCTCCAAAATCTCCTACTATCTCAAATCCGTTTCTCTTATCGATAGATCTTTCTGTAGTACAGAACATGTTATCCATATCTTGTACTTCGCTAGGTAGTCTTTTAGTAGGAGCTTGACGACCCACACCACCACTGAAAGTATTTAGGGGTATCTTTACTGGAAAATACGATGATCTCTTAGCCATGCTTATCCTCCAGGATTAGTTGTTTGCCAGTATCTTAAGTAGGAGGAGTCTCTGTTAAATGCATTACGATTTCTAGCTTCTGTAAGCTTAGCCGAAGAAGCTGAGAACACAGTCCTACGACGGTCATCGAGGTCTGCTCCTTTACCCTTAGCCATATAGACTCCCTCTAAACCAGCCAAGTAATTATCAGCATCACCATCGCCTTGAGTAATCATTTGGTATTGTCTAGCAGCAGCAGCTAATATAGCTCGTTGAACTGGAGTATCCATGTCTTCCCAATTCACAGCCTGAATAATTTCAATAATATATTCAATATTTGCAGCCCATTGAGCAGTTTGGTCTGTTACATTCCATAGATATTTGGAAGTAGTTCCTTTAGATATACCTATGATACGATAGTTATCTACGCTATTGTGATCAGACAATAACTCAGCTGATAATGTATCGTAAGGTGCTGTCGGTAATGCTATTTCTCCCTTAGCGTCTAAAGAAGTTTTCTTAATGTATCGGTTATTAGCAATTCCTCTCATTTGAAAATCACGAATAAATTGATCTAAACAAAACTGAGCAGTCTCAGTATCAAGACCACTATTCTCATCTAAGTCGGATACTAGGGATTCTCCTGCCATCAACAACATGTTATTTACTGCATCTAGTTTAGAAATACTTCCCATTGTGATCCTCCTTTAGAAATTTAAGAATATGTGAAATTTGAAGATAGTGCTAAGATATAGGCAGCAGTTGTATTTGTTGCCCGAACTCTAGAAACACCTATAGGAATTAAGGTACCTACTGGAACAGCTTTAAAGAGAGTAGTTGTACCACTCTTAGTAATTACTTCTACATCTCCTGCCCCCCCTACATAAAGGGCTTCGCAAGGTAGATTAGTTTGTGCATTAGAGTCATGCGGAGTAACTGCTACCGCGTCTTTATATTGATTGTAAGCCATACAAATCCTCCTTTTAAAAAAGCCCCTTGCCCCCCAGAGAGGGGCAAGAGACGTATATGAATAGAGTAACTAATGTTACGCTACAGTGTAGCCATCAGCATCCACATCCAAGAATCCTGATGCACGCATAGCAGTACGGTTACGAGAACCGTCTGATTCCGTTTCAGGATCGCCAAAGCCATGAACAATAGCAGCACATTCAGGACGTAGAACGCCTGTACCAGCCATCATCGAAGCAACCGTGAAAGCTGTATTTCGACGAACATCATCAACAGTGTCTACCTTTAGACCCTGTAAACGAATACCTGCAATAGCCTCTGGAGTCCACATAACCGCACGAACACCTTGCTTAAGAGCTGCAGTATTAGTCTGATTGATAGTGAAGTCAAGATTGTACTTGTCTTCACCGAGTGTATTACCACCACTTACATTCCCCATGGTATCACCAACATGGTTACTCTTAACGAGAGTACAACCCATGTACTCAAGAGTATCGTGTAGTTGACCATAAGAATTAGTCAGTGGACCACCAAGACCAGCTTGACCAGTAAAGTAGCTTTGTCGACCACCATCGTCGAAGTCAGTACTACCACGAGCCACGCCTAGAGCACGGATATCCATGAAGCATTGAGGACTCATAGCCATATATAGCTTATCATATGGAATATTGTTTTCTTGTAGGAAGACAATATACTTCTCAATACACTCTAAAGCAGACAAAGCACCAGTTGCACGGGTTGCTGAGGTAGCTGAGGGAGCACCCCAATAACCTAGATTTCGTGTACCACTGGATGCGGTATCATTATCATCACCAAACACAAGGTCTTCAAGATCAGCGTAACCCATCGTTGGACGAGGATCACCTGAAAGTCGAGTTGTAACCGCAGCGCGAACAAGATAAGAATAAATTTGCTTGTCTCTAACATTAGCTAGAGTCAAAGCAGCTTGTCTTGCTAGTTCGTTTCGGAATTCCCACTGTGTTTGCATGAGGTCAATATTGTCGATCTCAAAGTGAGCAGCCATGGGTCGCTTGTCTAAGATTAGTTGGAAAGTCTTAGCTGTTGAAGCAGCACCACCAATTAATTCGACACCAGCGTCCCAAGAGGGCTTTAGATCTACGGTACCAGTTACTGGTATTTCAACCGTAGTACCGCTAGGAATAACTCTTGTTGTTACAAGAGGTTCAAACATATTAAATTCGTCATAAGCGTGGATAACCTCGCCAGACCAGATAGGAAGCCAAAGCTTACCACCTGTAGTATTGAGACCGCTTATCGCGCCCCCAACAGTTGTACGATAAGGTAAACCAGCAGCGGTTACATTATCGCCTGAGATAAATGCAGACATATCGCATTCCTCCTAAAAATTAAAGTAAAACTATTGTCACGGTTTGTTCTACTCTACGTTCAGGATTGTTCTTTCGAGTCCTTACTGTAGCGGAACTTAGTAGCTTGGTACTATCCATTGCCTCTATTAGGAGGGGGATTCATACACCTTAACTAAGTTTCCCTTTATGGGGTCCGCTTTTCCCCTTTATACCGGAAGTGTGTTCCAATCTGTTATAGCCATTCTATTTTGAACCATGTCTCTATATTGTGGCTCAAACTGGAACTTAGGATCATTTCTTTCAGCCGTAAATTCTCTTCTATTTTTGTAAGGAAGAGTACCAGTTTGACTTGCAGCAACCTGTGTTAAATTAGGGTTCGGAGCTGGCTCCTTACTCTTTGCACTGGTTACAGCATTGTCATACATGGATGCGAGACCCCGAAGGGTAATCTCATACGATGAAGAAGACAATCCCATATTCACTTCTTGCATATCTTCTGGAGACAGAGTACTGCTAGCCCATCTAAAGACCTTATCTAAACGATCTTTACCGCCAACAGTTTTAGCAGCGTTTGAGTAACTCTCTCGCAGCCTAGCCTTCTGTGCTCCAACATAATCTTCAAGCATTCTATCCGTAAAACCAGTACGCTGCTTGATCTCATTTCTGGTTTCGTCTGTAAAATCTCCATTAGCCGCAAATTCCATAGCCCACCCATCATAAGTAGCTTCATCTACACCATAAGATTCACTTGATTCTTCTTCATGCTCAATATCTTGAGTTGGTATACGAAGTTCATTAGTTAGGTGAGGCTCTGATGGTTCTTCTTTTTGCGGGGAAGCAACCTGTTCCTCTATCTGGGTCTTTAGTTGAGATAACTCTTGTTGACCCTGTGTATAGTTCTTCTGTGCTTCTTTTAAACTATCGAACCATGCTCCAGCATCTTCAAAGTTGCTAGGAACCTGCTCTTCACTAGTTTCTATATGAGTAGAGAACGCTGTTTTCTCGTGCTCATATTGTATTTCTTCAGGTGTTCTTTCGTGAGATTGTTCCAGTGGAGTCTCACCTTCTACGCCTTGTGTTCTTTCTGTATCTACGTCTGCCATAAAATATTCTCCTTACGATTATTCTGTTTCCCCAGAGTCAAAGGATTTTTGTCAGGAGACCCATGCCCCCTGAAACACCTATTGCAATAAATGCAGCCCACATAGCTGCTTTAGTTTGTAATATTACAATATGTTTTTCAATCTTTGCTAACCTTTTATCCATTACATCTAACCTTCTATTAGTTCTTTCAAGTTCATTGATTACTAGACGCTTGTATTCCGTCCATCCATTCTCATGAGTGTGTGTCTCCCAAGCATCTGGTGGTAACATATTTACCTCGTTAGTCCTATGCAATCCGATGCAGTAAAACCTGCACCACTACCAGAACTTATGCCTTTGTTAGCAATTTGTACAATGGTATTGCGTTTAAGTTTCTTAACTTCAGTTGTAAGATCTGATTTGATTACAGTGAAGTCTACTACAGGATCATTAAAATATCTATCATTTATATATTGAACAGCACTAGCTCTCTCTGCAGTACTAAGTGATTTACCAGTCCAAACAAGATACTCAGCTATACTACCATTTATTTCTTGAGTATAGGCAGAACCAGTCCACCTAGTACCCATAAAAAAATCATCAGTTCCAGATAAATCTGTTGAATTAGATACAGAAGAACCATCTGTCGCTCCATTAAGATATAGTTGAACATTATTAGAAGAGTCTCTAGAAACACCTAAGATATGCCAAGTATCTAGAGCCAAGGTAGTTGCACCTATTGGATCTGTGCCATCCATCCAAAAAGTTGCTACGTTATTATTAGCATTATTTTTTCTTACCCACTGCCAAGCACTAGCAAAAGTATCTTTTGCTGCTATAGTTTGATAGCCTGTTCCACTATCGAAATAAGCTAAAGTCATCATCTCAAACGCACCATTAAAATCTAATCTACTGTAATCATCTACTTTAAGATATGCATTTGATCCATCAAAGGTTGTGAAATCGGTGGAATTTGTAGCAGCAGTTCCAGCAGATATTGTAACACCACTTGATGGACTAACTGCTTCTGCTGAAGCATCTCCTAATTTATCTTCCCATGTTACAACTCCAGATTCACTTTTTTGACCAGTACCACCTTGCCACCATATGGTAGGAGTACCTATATCAGAGGCTACAGTCCCATCAGTATAGTTACCGCTTCCAGTATACAATGCATCCATCTTAGAATATGTAGTACCGGGAGTTAAAGCCTGTGCCTTAGTATATTTAGTATAACTCATGACATATTTGATGCCGTGTCTACAACCACAACATCAGTAGCAGTAGTACTAGTTGATAATATAATCTTAGGACTTATATTATAAAGAGTTCCTTGAATCATATTTTTAAAAACAACCGCAGTTGAGTCACCAGATAGAGTCATATTAACATCTCCACTTACACCGATATATACACCATCATAAGATGATCCCTTGAAACCAGTTAACTCATTAGTATCGTGAAGAGTTACTGCTGCTGCATTAGTATATTTTTTATATGCCATAGTTTACTCCTTACTTATAAGCGAAAAAGAATTGCATAGTACCCGATGTACCTACAGATTGTGTGGTTAGTACTGTTGTAGAGCTACCGTTAAAGTGTAGCCTAAAATAAGGAGCATATATACTAGACACATCAACAAAAAATGTCTTAACTCCAGTAACATTTGGGGTTGTGTCACTAGATAGTGTTGAGACATCTACCCAATCACTACCGTTATGTGATACTTGTAAAGTTAGTACGGCTGCAACATCTGCAAAGGCTACCTTTACATCCATACCCATGACAATTTTTTTATTTTCAAAGCTGTCTGCACTGGGAACAATATTCTCAGAAACTAAAGAGTCAGTTGATCCAGCAAGAGTAGATGACGTAGTAGTTGTCCTAACTGTATAGCCATTAACTGTAGTAGTCGCAAATGAAGGAGCTGTTCGTTCTGCCATAATTTACCTCCTATTGATAAGCGAAAAAGAATTTAGCGGTTCCAGAAGTACCTATATTAACCCCACCACTATTTAATAATAGCCTGAAATAGGGGGCGTAGACTCTAGATAAGTCTGGTAAAAATTTATATATATCAACAGTACCAGCTATTTCACTAGATAGTATAGTTGATGTAACCCAATCGGTATTGTTGTGTGAGGTTTGTAGAACTAAGTCTGGTCCACCACCACCAGTAAAGTCTGCCTTAGTCATACCCACACTGTCGGGATCAGTAATTGTAATAGTAGTATTACCACCTGTTCCTCCTATTACTTGATTAACTGTTACTACATTATCTACTCTAGTAGCCGTTAATCGAGAGTTAGCATTAAGACAAGTAGTTAGGTTTGCAGCTGTATTATCATTACTACCTGTATCTATTGCAAAAGTAGGGGATACTGTATCCGAAGATGTGGTAGCACTTACATCAGCGGTAGCTGTAATTACCGTAGTGTCTGTTGCTGTAAGAGCAATAGTATGAGTACCTGCATCCACCCCGCCAGTAAAAGCAGTTTCACCACTAGCCGTAACACCAGTTACTAAAGTTATTGCTGTATTGCCAGCAGTTCCAGTGGTAGTTTGAGTTAGTGTAAAATTTACACTTGATCCATCAGCGATGGTATCAACAGTAGTGGGAGAAATTGTCATATCTAATTCGCCAGCGTCTATTGCTGCCTTACATGCAATCCATAATGCCTGTGTAGCCTTCCTAATTCCATCCGATGAAAAACTCCCCCCAGTATTAAGTTCCCATACGTGGTCACCTCCATCAGAAGAAGTATCTCCAAAGTTCTTAGTAGGATCTGTGTGTAAGGTTACAGTTGAACTATCAGCATTTACTAATATAAAATTTGTACCATCTTCACCAGCCAAAGCTGCAGTTCCTACAATTGTCGCTGTAGCTTTAATCTGGGCTTTTATATCAGCAGCACTAGAAATCGTTATAGTACCCGAAGCAGCCGTATCAAATGAATCAACTACCACTACTCCAGCTATAATTGTTTTGTTCTCTATAACATGAGTATCAGCATCTATAGTTAGACTAGCTAAAGAATTAGTAGCACTCGATAAGGCAGAAGACTTAGCAGTTTCTCTAGTTTTGTAGCCACTTTCTGTTGCTATAGAGAAAGAGTTTGCATATTCTGTTGCCATCTATTGAGCTCCTTGCATTTGTTGCATTGCTTGTTGTACACCTTGACCACCGGTTGCTTCTATATCTTGCATAGCAGCATCTAATCCACCTTGAGTCATAGCTTGATTAACCATAGTTTGGCTTTCAGCAGCACCTTGGATTTGTGCTTGTGCTTGTGCCTTTTCCATCTGCTCATTCCTAACATCTTCTTCACTTTTAATCCACTGGTCTGGATTAAATCCTAAAGAGCTGATAAGAGCATTGCCATATGCATCCCACCTAAACATAGCAGCAGCTTGTTCAGGTAAGTTTCTAACCATCTCACCCATCTGCATTAGTTTTTGCAGATCGGAGTCTCTACTAAGAGCTTGTAAACCTGTAACAATAGCTACACTAAGTATACCTTCTTTGGTAAACATTTCTTGTAGTCGCTCATCCACTTCACCCTTAGTTGTCATAAGAAATACTGTACGTTTAACGATAGGTTTCATAAGATCTCTAGCAATAGCGGAGAAAGCTCCACCAAGTACATGTTCAAGTTCTTGTCCAATCATTCGGACAGCAGTAGCTGTTACCCTTTCACCACTTGGAATACTTGCTGAGTCTAATAGAAAAGCCCTACCAATTTCCTTACGAAGAATCTCAACACCCGCTTGAGTAGATTGGATCTGAGGATTCATTGTAGTAGCTGGAGATATAGTAAATACTTCGTTAGGTCTAGATGCAACAAAAGCACCGGAAGGAGACCCAGCAATATCATCAATCTCAGTAATGCCTGTAGGATCAACTCCTTGCCAGAATAAAGAGGCGGCAGAAATACCATTAATAAGTCCTTCAGTAAAACCCTCTAAGGATTTGATGTCACCTATCAAGTCTTCGCAATGAGATCTAGCATAGTTTTCACCAGGAATACCAGACCATCGCAGTAATATATAAGGTGATACTGTATACTCACCACCCTTAATAGAGTTTCCATCGCTATCTTGTTTGGTTAGGATGTGTTTATCATCTTTAATAACAACACGATTAAATATTTCCTTATATCCTTTCTTGTTATCATAGCCTTCCGAAGAAGAGATTAAAGCATCGTCGCTACTTAATGATTCAGGTAAGGTTTCAAACTCACGATAAATAAGTTCTTCTACATCTCCATATACACTACGGCGGCATACATAATTATCGAGACGAAGAATTCTAAATTTCATATCGTCTTCCATAATAATTAAAACATCACCAACAATAATAAGATGTTGTAATGCTTGATATATAATCTCTCTGAGATTGCCACTAGATAGTTTGGTATATACTTGCTCGCTTAGGTTATTGAGAAAACTGGAAACTTCTATTTCTGGTTCAGAACCAGTACCCATCTCAAACTTAAAAAAAGGCATATCATTCAGGGGTAGTAGGGCTGAAAGCATACGACTAGCCATAGCCGTAACACCTCTAGCTGCTACTGAGCTAAATGGTTGAGGCAACTGATGTTGTTCAGTCCATCCGTCAGGAGGCATTATAGAAGGTACAGATAAAGAAGCACAGTATCGTGCTCTCTCTAGCTTATTAGTTCTTAATGCATCTAGTGTTCGGAATCTGTTGGCTATATTAGTCATGTTATTCAGGTCTCATATAATCATCGTCTTCTTCGCCTTCACCTATGAACTCTGTACCATAAGCTAGGGAAGCAAACATATCTGCCATAGTTGTATCTACATCCTGTGGTTCTTCTAAGGTTTCAGATACTTCAGCACCTTCTGTCTCTTGTCTTTCAAGTTCTTCAAGTCTAGCTGCTTCTTCTTGTTTAGCAAAACTTCTTTGTGATTCTTCTCTAGCCATTCTTTGCTGTTCTTGCGTATTAAGAAACTCTCTTTGTTCTTCATCCCTTATTCTAGCGAACTCATTTTCTTTTTCTAGTAAGCTTTCTCTTTGTTCTGCTGTCATACCACCAGTAACTGTTGGTGCGCCTCCAAATAATCCACCCATTATTTCATCCTCCTCTTAAGTCTTATTGATTGACGTTTTCGTCTTCGCCAAGCACTTTTTCCACGGCTAGTAGTAGGAAGAGGAATACTTCCTCTTTCATCTACAATTCCAGTTACCCGCATTCCAGTTTTACCTAACTCAGAAATTTTTAACTGATGCTTCCTTCTTGAAACCATCATATCAGCTCTAAGTTTTCTTTGTTTTTCTTTAGATAGTTTTAAGAATGCTGCTCTTTCTGCTGCCATCTTAGCTTCATAGGCTGCTATTTGATCATCTATTTCTTTTTGTCTACGAGCAGCCTCTTTAGCAGCAGCAGCATCAGCTGCTCTTTGTGCCTTTGCAGCATCTCTTTCCGCTTTTTCTCTTAGATATTCTCCAGTAATTACTTTAACTGCCTTTGTAGCTGGCTTAGCAACGGATATAACAACATCTGCAGCAGCTTTAGGTATCTTTGTAACTACTTCAGATATTTCCTCAAGTACGGGTTCAACTACTTTTTTAGCTACCTTAACAATAGGTTTTGCTATAGGCTTAACAACTTTTCTAGCTACAAATCTAGCAACGGGTGTAACAGCTTTCTTTGTAACTGGCTTAGCAACGGTTGTAACAACATCTGAAGCAGCTTTAGGTACCTTTTTAATTACTTCAGATACTTCTTCGAGTACAGGTTCAACCGCTACTTTAGCTACCTTAACAACAGGCTTTGCTATAGGCTTAACAACTTTTCTAGCTACAGTTCTAGCAACAGGTGTAACAGCTTTCTTTACAACTGGTTTAGCAACTGTTGTAATAACATCTGCGGCAGCCTTAGGTATCTTTGTAGGTATCCTCATTACTGGTTTAACAACAGGTTCAACAACCTCAGTAACAACTTTCTCAACAGGCTTCATAACTTTTTTCATGAATGAGGTTATGCCACCCCTACTTCTCCTGTTCCGTGCTCTTCGTGCCATGTCTTCTTTTTGGGATTCCTTTACAGCCTCATCCCAAGTAACACTTGGATCTGCTCTCATCTTTGCTCTTGATTTAGCAGTTATTTTTGCTTCATAGCTCTCAAGCCTCTTTAATCCCCTACCACCCGTCATTCCAACATCACCACCACCTTCTCTCCATCTTTTTAAATCTACTCCCGTTAGAATCTGTTCTTTGCCAGTTTTTTTTAAGATGGGTAGAGATTTATATTCTCTTTTACCGATTCCCTTTGGATCAGCAGCAAATTGTAATTCTTCTAGTTTCTCTTTTTCTTTAGTCGAAAGTGACGCAGCCTTCATAATCCTATAATGACGCTGACGCAGCGATCGATTCGCAGTACGATCTCTAGCAGCTTTAGCTTTATCAAATCTTTGTTTTTTTTGCAAAAGTGGTTGTATTTGTTTTTCCAGAGATTTTTTAGAAACATCTTTATACTTTTTGGAAACAACTTCTCGTCTTTTTTCTGAGGCTTTACTCGTATATTTTTCTTCGAACAGTTCTTTTTTAAGTGTTGCAGCTATTAATGCCTTCGCCTTAGCATACCTTGCTCTATACTGAGTTCCAGAAATGCCACCTCGCTTTAGTTTCCTTGCAGGATACTTTGCATTTAGTTTAGCCATAGAGTCGTCTGCTCTTCCTTGTGCACCAAGTTTAGCTCTTCGTGCAGTTTCTTTGGCAGATTGTTTTCTGTTATGCCTAAATTCTGGATACCCAGTTTCAGGATTGATTTGATTATCTTCATTGCCAACTGTATACTGCTCTATGTCAAGACCATCTTCTTCGAATAAGGATCTTAGTCTATCTCTGTCTGCTTTCTTTTTGAGTACTCCTGATGGTACAACTGTTTCACCTTGAGCAAGGTGACCAATAAAACTATCTTCATCACGACCAGCTCTTTCTAGCTGAGTACTATCACCTTCCCACGTAGCACCTTCTGGATCACCACCATCATGACCAGGATCACCCTCATGAATATTATATCCAAATATTTCTTTAAACCTAGCATCACCCTCATCAACCAGTTGTCGGCGAAGTCTTTCCATTCCCTCTTCTCTAGCAATTTCGATCCACGGTCTGTTTTTCTCCTTATCTATAATTCTTTGCTCCGCTTTTTCTAGTCTTGCTTGAAGGTCGTCATATACCGGATCTCCTGGTGGCATTAGTTTTCCCCTTAGTTTGTAAACTGATTATGTGTTCAATAGTGTTAATGACTTCTATTTGACCACCTCTAAATATGGCTTCATTAGTAAACTCAACTGAGTTTTCCCCCTGTTTATACTCAACTGGAGGATACTTTTTTCTTAGAAACTTTACTAGATCTTGGTCTAGTAGTGGTAGGTTTTTCCATTCCATCTGAATCTTTTCCTTCTATTTTTAATAGCCTTTGATCTATGTCCTTTAGTACTAGTAACATTTCTGCAGGTAAAACCATAGCATTAAGTCTCATCTTTCTATATACTGTTTCAAGATTGTGAATCATAAAATTAATTCTCCGTAATGTCTACAACTTCACATGATCCGTTTACACAAGCTAGACTGTGTGAATTAACTGTTGTATCTTCTTGTTCCCAATTGCTGAGCTCAGACCAATCAATAGAGTGTGGCATCAGCTCAATCATTTCTTCGTAACACTCTTTATCTATAACTTCAAAAGGTGCTTGATCATACACATGATCTACATGTGGTAGGAAGGATATACCTGATACCCAATCCCAATTCTTCCATACCCATTGACCTATCTCCATAAAGTTTTCATCTATATAGTTTACTGTAACACTAGGCTTATGTTCACACCAATATTTTTGATACTCTAACCATAGTTCCAAGTGTTTGATGGGACAATAGTTATCATATGTTAAAGAATCTTTTGGAGACTTAATAGGGAATGAGAATATAGTAGTATGTTCAGGGCTATGTGAGCAGGTTTCATAAGGAATACCTTTATCAACCATAAAGGAACACAGAGGATTTTGTGTATCGATTCTTACTCGTCGTATATAATACTCAGAGAATCTTGGATGGATTCCAGAGGATGTACCAGCTACACATGAGGTGGTTCCTGAAGGTTTACAGCAAGTGATAGACTTTGATGTACCTATACCAAGCTTTTCTGCCCACTCTTTATTGGTTTCTCTAGCCAATTCCTTTAGTTCAGTAAGTACTTCACGTAATTCAGGTGTATTAGTAGACATAAGTTTATTGTCATAGATACCTGTAAAGGATACACCTAACAAATATTCATCTTCACAGTTAGTTTTCCACTCTGGATCTAAATAAGTAAAGCGAGTACATGCTGACTGAACAGTACCTAAGATAGTAGCATGCTTAACCTTTTGTCTAAGTGTAGCTAAGTTATCATAGGGTCTGATAACTACTTCACTTAAGTTACAGAATTGTTTAGGTCTAAGGATTATCTCACTGCAAGGATTAGTACCCCAAGAAGATTGGGTTCTACCAGCCTTGTCGGCAATCATAGACATAGCTTCTCTATTACAGATACCCCTCTCACCTGAGCGTGAGTCATATAGAGTAGACCATTCTTCCATGAATCTACCAAGCGAGGGCTTTTCTGTGTATACTGCAGAGTTATTAGACAATGCTCTGTGTCCATCCATTTCCCACCACGGACCTGTCTTAGCTCTAGCCATCTCTCTGTCATCTAGATCAGATAAAGATATAAGAGCTGATCGTCTAACACCACCAGATATAACAATCTCTCCTACCATACACACTATATCATGTACTTCCAAGGAAGTAAGCTTCCTGCCTTCAGCACCATAGAATAACTTAACTACAAACTTGAATAGTTTTTCGAGTGGGTCAGGTCCAGAAGCTCTACCACCAAAGGTCTTAAGTCTAGCACCCTTGGGGCGTACTCTAGATACATCCCATGTGGGGTGAAAACCACCATACAGAGCTGATAATAAGTCATTAAACGAATCAGCCCACCCAGCACGAGAATCATCTACATCTATAACAAGATTTGTGTTTCTAACTATCTCAGGAATAGATGGTAGTTGAGAGGTTTCATTCTTTTCACAAGAGAATCCTACACCAGTACCACAGCAGAGTATATAAAGAACATCTGAAAGGGATCTAATCGTGTTTATGGGGAGGTATGAACAGTTGTAAAGACACGTATCGTCTACCTCTGCCGCACTTCCCGCTGTCATCAGGGCTCTCATGGAAGGGAAAACTTCTCTGTTGAGGGTAGAAAGACGTATTTCGTCCCACTCTTCTCCTTGTATTTCGGGGAAGCGGTTTCCAAAGTAATCGTAGTATCGGTCTATACATTCTTCCCAAGTTTCTCTCCTCCCGAAATCTTCTTGCCATTTACAATAGCTTCGTGTTACCACAAATCCTTGAAATTGATCCATTTAATTCTCCTTTGTCTTTATGACCCAACTTTAGGGCACCACAACTTAATTTCTTTACTTCTTAAATTATATTCTTTATTGGTTAGTATCTTAACACACCTAGCCATCGCAATAGCTACCTCAGTATCAGACAACCCACAATTTTTTCTTACTCTATACTTTTTGCGGGTGTATAGCTCCATAATATTGGTCTCCCAATCCTTTTTCTCCCACTCTCCTAGCATTGCGAGTGCTTTTTTGGGACCAATTCTCCATAAACCAGGGATGCCATCGGTAGAATCACCCATCATCCATTGTTGACAAAAGAATTTATAAGCTTCTTTGTTTGTAATGTACCTAATATTTTTATCTTTGTTGGGATTATAGTGCCATCCATTAGTACCCTTAAGATCTTTATCTATAGTAACAGCAATATGAGTACCCTTACTAGCATATATACCTAGGATATCATCAGCTTCTAGGCTGGGCAATAGCTTACACTTGTAGTTTTCTTGTATCCAATCACGAACATCTTGTAAATACTCTGGAACATAAGAATCTTCTCTGTTAGCTTTGTATAAAGCCCATTGCTGTCTTCTAAAGTTATCCTTTCGGGTACAAGATAAGGCTATGTCAATTTTAGACACACCATCTGGTGTCCACTGTTCAATGAGAGAGTCTAGTTTAACTGGAAAGTGATCGGGATCATTAGCTTCAGCCCAGAAAGCAGTATGATATACTAGGATATCTCCATCAAGTATAGTCTTCTTCGGGATCTTCTTCATCCTCCTCCTCCTCTTCGATAGCACCTAGTAGCAATAGATCAATAAGATCGGTAATAGCTTTAGTTATATCCTCTATATGTTCATCATAGTCAGATACAACTGTTCCATTTTCTGGTTGAATACCACACCAAACAGGAACTAAAGAAGATACCTTGTCTTCGAACTCTCCTTCGTGACCTTGATTCTTTATGAAGTATTGAAATACTTTTCTAAGATTATTGGATCCACTGCTATCTATAATCTTAGCCATGTTTTCAGAATCGTGCTCTCTCCACTCCACTTTATCTACTCCCCTGTCACCATAAGAAAGAAAGATTAAAGTAGCTTTATATTTTATTCCAAGCCTTACTTCATTAGGATACCTGCAATCGTCTGCAATTATACATCGTTCCCAGTACTTAGTACCTTTCTTTATATCCTTTCTCTCTTCTTTTCTAATGCTGAGCATCTCTTCTTCGAAAAGGTTTACCCAATGGTCTGGGTCTTGTCTTCTTTTACCAGCACCTATTCGCTGACAAAACCTTCTATATTTTTCTGGATTCTCTTTCTTACCATACCCCCTATCTTGTGCTATCTCCTTAAGAGGGCTAGCAAAAGATAATAGCTTAGGAATTAAACCTAATTCAAATGCTTTTCTGGCAATTATGTTTGCGAGAGTAGTCTTACCTACCCCAGCTTGTCCAGCAATTAGTATTAATTGCATTGCTTTAACTCCTTGTATAGTGTCTTTGGTTCTATGTGATTCTTTACTTTGAAACCACATAATCTTAATAAATAACAGGTTATTAAAGCACACGATGGAGGTAATAACCTTGGAAATAAATACCTTCCAATAAAATACCAGAATAATAAACTCCTAGCATCACCGATGTAAGGATTCTTTAGAAAATCTGTTAGTTGTTTTATAGATACACTTGCTTCACCCATATCTATAGTAGCAATAGTTTTAGGGTATAACCTTTCTATAACAGCACGATCTACAAACTTAGCTCTATGTCTTTTATCAGAAGCTAATTCAATTATCTCCCCGTCTCTTTCTAATATTATGCTACAATGATGTATTTTTGTCTGGGTTAATAATGAAATAAGTTTAGTCCTTCTGTCTACTGACCTATCATAAAATACAACAGAAACTTTAGTTGGTAATAATACATACATCAATGGCACTCCGACCAGTTGTTTCCAATGTGGTACTCACCTGCCATTTGAACATGGCAATCAAGTTCATACCCAGCATCAATTATAGCATCAGTACCAAGCCTACCCACATCATCAGCTATCTCTGGTTCACATTCTAGTTGCCATTCATCATGAATAGTAGCCATAAAAGCTACACGATCTTTATATTTCTCTAGGGATTTAGAGAACTTAGTCTGTGCTAGCTTCATAAGTATGGCACCATCACCCTGAATCTGTACGTTTAGTGCCTTATGTTTAGCTCGACAAGGAACTTCTCTACCATCAAGTAAAGTTATAGTATTCTTCTTAGCTACTTGAAACTGACAGTTATCAATAAGATTCTTAAGAGCTGGCATGTTATCAAAGAATTTATTCTTTATTACCTTACCTTCTTTAGCTCTCTTACCTACAATCTTACCAATCTTTCCATCACCAGCCCCATAAATCAAAGCATAGAAGAATGTTTTAGCATCGGCTCTGGTTTGTAATCCAGCAGCCTTCTGATTAACTGTATGTATGTCTCCATTCAACACAGTTTCACCATAGTTTCCATCATCCCACCTAGCCATACGATTAGCTAGTAACCTTGCCTCTAGTCCCGAAGCATCAATACCTATCTGAACCCACCCTTCTCTAGGAACAAACAGTGCACGAGTTCTAGAATCTCCTGATACCTGTTGTAGGTTGGGTTGGCTAGCAGTCATGCGTCCAGTAACAGTACCTTGTGTATTAATATAGCCATGTATGCGACCGTCTCTAGAGCTAACAGCCCTAAGAATCCAATCAGACAACTGACTAAGCATCTTTATTGTATCAAAATATCTTACTAGAGTCTTAGCTTCAGGATACTTAAGTTCCTTTAGTACTTTAGAATCTACTTTAGGATTACCTTTATCTGTCTTAGGTCCTATCCACCCATACTTATTATATAATCTATCAGCGATCTGTTTACGAGAGGCAGGATTAAAGAAAGTAGTTCTATCCTTAAGACGCTTACCTGTTTTTTCAGACCATCTTTCTTTTACTATAGGTGGAAAGGTCTCAGACATCTGATCTTCAATAAGAACTTTCTCCATTAATAAATTATACTCAAGCATATTAGCAGCTTCTAGATTAAAACCAATACCATTAGACATTTGATCAGATATAATCTTAGCTACATCATGCTCAAGTTTAATAGATTTGGGGTAGTCTACTAAGAAACCTGATTTAATTTGGTACTCAAATATTTTCTTTGTGACAACTGTGTCTTGTCTACAATACTTAACCATGTCGGGGTGGTATTCATTAAAACCTAAATCATATTGTATCTTCTGACACTTTAAGTATTCACCCCAAGCCCTAAGAGAGTTGCCACCAAAGGGGTGATCTCTCCTGTCGGGATACATTAGTCTAGATACTATAAGAGTATCATATAGTTTTGTATCTATCTCCCCGTACAATCTTTCTAGCAAAGGTATATCGTATTGAATAATATTGTGTCCTATTAAAACACTAGCCGATCTTAACAGCTCAATACCTTCTTCCATCTCGTGTTCTAAGAACGTATACATCTTCCCTGTATCTACATCCATAGCA